AGGGGGTGCATGGACGCCTAATAAATTATCTAGTCTTTTACATTGGTATAGAAATGATATAGACATATTAGAGAGCGATGGCAGTAGAGCTGAGGATGGAGATGATATTACACAGTGGTCTGACCAAAAAGGATCTAATCATTTAACAGCGTCTAATAATTTTTATCAATTTGATGAGGATAGTGGAGGTGTTAGTAGTGAGGACACATCTAATGATAAATTAAATTTTACAAATCAATTAAATTTTAGCGGTCAGTTTTCTATGTATATGAAAGTAAAACTAAGTACAATTAGTGGTAGTAGTACAGATTTATTTTTTTATGATGCAGACACAAGCTCACAAGATTTTTTTAGAGTACAAAGCACATCAGAATTTAGAGGTAAAATAGATAATAGTTTAAAAATAGGATTTAGTACTACAGTAGAGACAGGCACTTATTATAATATAGGTATAGAGCGAGATGGTACAAACAGAGTGTCATTTTTCTTAAATGGAACCTCACAGACACAAATTACCACATCAGGATATGAGACAGGGGTAGTGAGTGGTACATTAGATATAGACGCTGTAGGAGGTAATTTAGATGGTATAATAAAAGAAATAGTAATTGTAAACGCAGCATTATCTACAAGTAATAGAACAAAACTAAATAATTATTTAACAGCAATATAATGGCAAAGAATAAAAAACAGATAATGTCTATTGAGCTAAAGAGTCAGACAGCGCCTACAATATCTGAGAAAATGGGTAGCGATTGGATAGAGTATAGCGGGGAGGACTGGCATAACGCCTATCCTAATTTTTTAGTAGATTTATACTATTCTAGTAGTACACATGCTGCAATTATAAATACTACTGCAGACATCATCGGAGGGGAGGACATAATAATAGAGGAGACAGACAATTTAGAGGCTCAGGTTAAATTATCTAAATTTTTTAAAAATGCTAATAGTGATGAGACACTACATGAGGTAGTAAAAAAGTGTGCATTTGACTTTAAATTACAGGGAGGTTATTTTCTTAATATTATATGGAGTAAAGACAGACAAACTATATCAGAGATTAGACATGTAAGCGCGGAGAGAGTAAGAGTCGGAAAACCAAATGCATTAGGTAAAACAGATACATACTATGTGTCAGCAGATTGGACTAACACTAGAGATAATGAGCCTGTACCTGTACCAGCATTTAATGTAAATGATAGGACTAATCCTAGTCAATTATTATACGCAGGATCATACAGTCCTGGTATGGACGCATATTATCTACCTGACTACATTGCCTCTAATAATTGGAGTTTAATAGACGCAGAGATTGCACAGTATCATTTAGCAAATGTGCAAAATAATTTTAGTGGTACAATGGTAGTGTCTATGAACAATGGCATACCATCCGAGCGGGAGAGATTGGATATAGAGAAATCATTAAATAACAAATTTTCAGGTAGTGCTAATGCAGGTAAGGTAATTTTGACATTTTCAGATGGAGCAGATAGAAGTCCTGAGATTACTCCAATACAATTACCTAACAGCGATAAAACTTATTTAGCATTACAGGAATTAATACAGAAAAACATACTCACAGGACATCGCTGTACCTCCCCATTATTAGTGGGTATTAGAGACACAGGAGGAGGATTAGGTAATAATGCACAGGAAATGACAGAGGCATTTGATTTATACCTTAACAGCGTAGTAAAAGGGTATCAAAAAAACATATTAAAAACATTATCTAAAATATTTGCAGTAAATGATATGGATTTACCTATACAATTTGTACAGGCTAAGCCAGTATCTAATAAATTTACTATTGAGGATATGAGGGCTGTAATGACTACTAATGAGATTAGAGAGGAGCTTGGCTTACCTGAATTAGAGGAGTCAGATGATACAGCTAAAGAGGAGTTAAAAAAAGTAGGTAGCATGATAACTGATGGTATAGAGCTACCATTATATGAAACTATAGAGGAGGCAGAGGCAGAGGCTGAGAGATTAGGATGTAAGGGGTATCATGAACATACGCAGGATGGCACTACTTATTACATGCCGTGTGAGGACCATGATACTATAAAAGATTTGAATTTAGAGGAGTGTAATTGTAAAGAGGAGTTAATTAGTCCTAATCCATGTCAAAAAGGATATGAGCCTATAGGACACAAAACAAAGGGAGGTAAAAAAGTACCTAATTGTGTACCTATAAAAGCGTCTGCATTAGAGAAGTTTATAGCATTAGGAGATGATTTAGATGATGATGAGTGGGAGTTATACTCAGAGACAGACGCAGAGGATGAGGATAATAATTTTAATTTTGAGAGAGAGCTACACGACTTAACTAGAATTGAGTTAGCTAGCACAGGTAGAGCTATACCTAATGCTAAATCAGGTCAGGATCAGACATCAAAACAGACAAATTATCAAGATGATATATACAGAGTTAGGTATGTATATGATGGACCTGGAGGAGATAGAGCATTTTGTAAAGCTATGAAAACTGCAAACAAAGCATATCGTAAAGAGGATATAATTAGGATGGGTACACAGGCTGTTAATCCAGGATTTGGACCAGGAGGCTCAGACACATACTCTATATGGAAGTGGAAAGGAGGAGTTAATTGTTATCATCGGTGGTTTAGGAGGGTGTATATAACTAAAAAAGGAGAGAGACCTAGCAATTTAGATGAGATAATTAGTAGTACAGAGGCAAAAAGTAGAGGAGTGTCATTACCTAGAAACGCACAGGAGGTGTCAGTAGCGCCTATTAACATGACTAATAAAGGTAGAAAAAATTAAGAGATATGAGTTATGTATTATTTATAAGTGAGGAAAAAATAAAAAACTCTACAAGTCTATCAGGCTCAGTAGACATGGATTTCATATTACCATATATAAAAACTAGTCAGCGTATGTTTATAGAGCCAAAGCTTGGTACAGACCTATTTGAGGCATTACAGACAAAAATTACCGCAGGCTCTTTGTCAGGTATATATCAGACATTAGTAGATGATTATATTATGGAGGCGTTAGTACATTTCAGTTTTTACTCTGCATTACCATTTTTAAGAGTCAGAGTCTCAAATAATGGGGTAGGTATAAAAACATCAGAAAATATACAGGCATTGACTAATGAGGAGTATAAAGACCTAAGACAGGAGATTATAAATACTGCTGAGTTTTTTTTAGAGAGGATGGTACGATTTATTAGACATAATACAGCTAGTCTACCTGAATATAGCACATCATCAGGGGCAGACCTCAGTCCTACAAAATCAGCGTACTACTCTGGTATGAATCTAGAGACACAAAAGGACAGAGTAAAAGGATTGACATTAGATGATTTTTTAACTCCTGACCTTAAAAAATATTAATGAGTAGACAAAAGACATACAAACCAAAGGCTAAAAATGAGATAGCCTTAAAAAAATATATTAAAAATGCCATTACAAAAGGTAAAACAGGATTTAGGAGAGATATTAGTAGTAAATAGTAGCGTATTAGGCTTTACTACATTAGCAGATATAGAGATGATTTTAAAAATAATACTACTAGTAGCTACAATAGGATATACATTTAGTAGATGGTACTCACATTATAAAAAAAATAAATAAAATGATAAAATTAATATGTAATTTATTATACTACATTACAGGTAATAAAATCTGTTTAGGATATTGTAGTAAAGATTGTAAAAAAAAATGAGTAAATTTAAGTATTTTACTTATGCAGAATTTGACCAGCCTGGACTAGTAGGATCAGGAGAGGAGTTTATGTCTGATAAATTTATATACATGCTTGATGAGGCTAGAGGTCTATATGGTAAGGGTATAAAAATCAACTCAGGATATAGGTCTATGGCTTACCAGCAAGAATTAGCAAAAAAATATAAAACAGGAGTAGCTAAAAACAGTCCTCATACAGAGGGTATAGCCGCAGATATACATGTAGGTAGTAGTAAAGATAGATGGAAACTAGTAAACAGCTTATTACTAGCAGGATTTACTAGGATTGGTATAGCGTCTACATTTGTACATGTAGATATTTGTACAAATAGATCGCCTAATGTTATATGGCACTATAAAAGATAA